CACTGCATTGTCCTCTTGGATAAGTTAAAAAACTTCTCCCTTTAAGAGACCGGAAGGAATCTTAAAGCCAGGGTAAAACCCTAAAGCCGCCTAAGCGGCTCTGACTCGTACTTCTGGCAGCCAGCCAGATGGCCCCCAATATCGGCGTAGCCGATACTGGTTCGAGTACCGTTTGACAAACGGGGAAGCTGAAGGTCCGCCAGTTACGGCAGTCCAAAGCAGAGCAGCCCGATAACTCGCGTTATTAGGGCAGATGCCGCTAAAGTCCTCACGAGGAGAAGGGTCAAGTAGCTTGAAGCTCCAGGACCATGTCTCAGCGTGATAGAGCGCGTCGCGACTTGTCATCGCAACGTCGAATGGAACCCAAAAGGCTCCATCAACCCTGCCATCACGATCGTTCCTCACGGTAGGATCATAAGGGCAGACGAGATTGAACTTAGGCCTATTAGCTTTCACCCACTTGCGTAGGTAAAGGCGAACAGGCGCAAAATATTCACTCGTATAGGTTCTCCGAATACTCTGGTTATGGAAATTGAACACGGTAGATACCGTGTCAAACCCATCCAGGAATATCGGCCGAATGTCGGTGCCACTATGTGCATCGACTCCACAACTTTCACGAAAGGGGCCATCGGAATACGTCTTCCGGCTGTTAGGCTGGAATCCAAAACTTTTTAAGTTTTGGATGACGCGTTCAAAAACGGACTTCCGAACGATCAAGTCATCTCCATAGACGGAAAAGTCATATGGTGCGTCGTAATCAGCCTCACGGCTGGACGCGTAGATTATTGATGCGTAGATCAAAGTCTGGAGTGGGAAGCAAAAGCCGTTACCCATGCTGCAGAACCTTTCGGTTGCAGCGTACCCTTCTTCACCAGAAAATCTGGTGAATCGAGAACGAGTTCGATCTAGCAAGTCGAACCACTCGGGAGGGAGCAGCTCGCGAACCACCTCAGTCGCTAGTGAATCACTAGCGTTGCTTAGGTCGATCGTACAATAACCGTCAATATCGTCAAGTTCTTTAGTAGCATAAAGGGCAAGATCTTGATTCACTTTTTGAGAAGTGAGATCGAGTCCAAATGCTGCGAGCTTTTCGCGTAAGACGGCATTGATGCCAGTTTGAACAAAGAGGTTGAGCCACGGCTCGACAGCGATACCTCGATCGGTTTTCGCTGTCTTTGTGACAGAGTCACCTTTGTTAGCGTCCACGAACACTATTTTCTCCGCAAACTTAGATGCAAAAGCATCGGGGTCCCAGCAAATAAACTCTTGATTGTTAGTCAAAAGCATTTCGCTAAGTTGCGCGTTATGCGCAATCGCGGCAAGTGCATAAGGATAGCAGTCAGGTGTGCAGGACCAACTAGAATCGAGTTTCCTCAAAACGTTGGTAGCATTACCATGCAACCCAACCACTGCGCCACCGGTGAGCGTACACCGCTTCAGAACTTTATTAAGGTTCGGAGACGGGCTACGGAATGACGTCTCATCACGATGCTCTCCATAAGAAAGCACACGAATGATATAGTCACGTGCGTAGTGAACCGCCGAGTCTAATCTCGACGGCCGCTTTCTAGCGGCTCTCATTTTACGATTCTGCCATTTTGCTCTCCACTCAGTTGAGTGAAGGTTGTCCCGACAGACCTTTTTGGGGTCAATGTCTAAAGACAAATGAGGGAATTTTCGAATAAGAG